TACGCTTTGGTGTAGCAGTTGAAGAAACTGATGCAGTAGCATTCATGCAAGACTAATTATAGTCAATTTTGGAGGGGAGGCATTAATTTGTCTCCCCTTCATCTATTTATGAATGATATAATAAGATAGATGTATTATGGAAAAAGTTAAAAAAGATTTAGTTTGTTTGTTTGTAGAAAATGCAAGCGTATATGAAATAACTCTTGGAAAACTTGCCAGAGGATACAATGTTGTAAGTAAAAAAGATGCTGATATATGGGTTAGCAAGTTCCCAAAAATAAGAATAGCATCTCCAGAGGAGGTAGCCGAAGTTTTCGGTGCTAAATAATGGAAGCTTTAAGAATTAATGGTCAAAGACCAAGCGTTACCTTTGCAGGACTATTGCCTAGTTCTGAATATACCCTTGAATATAAAGATATTTCAACGGAAGAAGTCTATGTACTTTCTGAAGAATCAGATATAAATGGAAGTGTAACATTCCTACTAAATCAAATTTACGCAAACTATGATGGCTTACTTGATGCAAGTGTTTATGACTATTTAGATGAAGTTGTTATTACTACAAATATTGATGTTATTAGACCATATACTGATATATCTACCCTTGCCACAGATTTAAATAAAACTAGTACTCAAGTAAAAGAAATGGAAAGAATTGCAAGGTACATTATTGATTCAGAAGTTTCTCAAGGATTTGGATATACTAGAAAAGAAAAAGAGATTGTTGGAAATGGGTCTGACTATCTAGTGGTCAATGAAAAAATTAACAAGCTTTACAAGGTATACGAAAATGGAACCCTCTTATATGATTCAACATTAAACAATAATGAATTAACTTTTGCAATAAGTAAAGATAAGACTTCCATAGTTCCAGTATATGAAGAAAGTAATAAAACAGAATACCCCCAAGTATGGAGAGACAGATATTTAACTAGAGCTTTTTCTGATGGATACGATTATGTAATTGATGCAGACTTTGGCTATAAAGTAGTTCCACAAGATATTCAAGAAGCAACAAGACTTCTTTGCTCAGACATTTCAAGCGATAATATGAAGTATCTTAATAAGTACATTGAATCATTTGATAATGCTGATTTTAAAATTAAGTTTGCAAAGAATTTTAATGCATCAACTGGAAACCTTATTGTTGACAGAATCTTGACAAAGTATAAGAATAATATCCGTATTGGGGTGTTATAAATGCTTTTTAATTCCTCATTAGATAACATTTTTTATCCAATGACTGCAGACATATATTATGCAGAAGAAACTCAATCGTCCTATGGAAATATGGTTAGAAGATGGGTTTTTAATAGAACAATTAACTGTTCTGCAATTAGTGAACTTGTTGATGCAATGGTTGCACCAGAGCTAAAGGTAAGAAATAAAACTTTTGACTATAGCTCAAACATTGCTTTTAGAGTTGCAGAAGATGTTAGAAAATCCCCTGATGGAAAATATTATCCAATAACTGCAATAGCAATTACGAATATAAAAGATCCATCAGGAGAACCAGCATGGATTAATGGAGAAAATCTTAAGTATGAGCAAGGTGCTACAAAAACAAAGTATGAAATAAAAACAATTGTTCCATCTTTTGACATGTTTCATAATATTGGAATGTATAGAATGTTTATTTCTAGGTCTGGCAATCAAAAGTGGGATGAAGAATTATGATTCGTTCAAGAATAAAGGCAGATGATTTAATCAAAAAATTAAACAACACAGTTAAATATTCAAGTGGATTTGTTACTGAATTAAATAAGAATAAGGCTCTGCTAAATCAAAAAGTTGGCTCTACCTCTATTGCAGCATTTTACGACTACCTTGATGGATTAGCAAGATCGCATCCTGGAATGTTACACCATGTTTATGAATGGGGAGAGGTTGGAAATCCAATGGAAAGACTTTATGACTTGTCTCTTCAAGTTAACAATACTTCAGCAGTTATAGATGCAGAGTTTTTAGAATCAAATATGCCATCTCAAGATGGAGGAGAACCATTTTATAATAAAGCTATCATTATGGAAGAAGGAATTCCAGTAACTATTAATGAAAAGAATGCAAAAGCTCTTGCTTTTACAATTGATGGTGAAGAATATTTTAGAGTTGGTCCAATTAATGTTGCTAATCCTGGCGGAGAAGCAACAAGAGGATCTTTTGTAGAAGCCTTTAATGAGTTTTATGGAACCTACTTTACAAATGTTTATCTTTCTGCAATAAGATTCTATGACTATTTTTCAAATCCAGATGCATATGAAGACTATTTTTCATCAGGTGCAAATGGTGGAGGATCTGCTACAGGAAGGGCAGCAGCACTTTCCTGGATTGCCAAAGCTCCAGGGGAGGTTATGTAATGGTAGTTTACAGACCAGAGCAAATTATAAACTTATATGTTTGGGATCAATTTAAAACATATGCTCCACAATTCTCATCCCTTTATCCACCAAGTTCTGGTGGCACTGAAATAGTCCCATTTTTTCCAGCACCAGCATCCAATCTTCCATCACAAGTTTTGGAAAATGATTTACCATATATTGTATTTGATAAGTTTAGTAGAATCCGTGGAGGCTATAAATATTTCTATCCTATCAAGACTGACCAGATGAGATATACGGTCCATGGAGGCTCGCTGTGGAACGTCAACAAGTTCCAGCAGGATAGGTTTGAGACAACTTACAACCTTACTGCTTTAATACAAAATATTCTAGATAGAGAAGATGATGCAGCAAGAGATATAAATGAGTTTGCTAAAACTTTGCCAGGCTATGCAGAAACTCTAAATGGTACTGATATGAACCAGTATAGCTTTCATTGCATAAATGTATACCAATCTGGCTTTACAGATAATCAACAGGACGTATCTGATTTTATGGAGTATAACCCTACAAGAGATCTTATTATTAAATATGACTATCATTCTCCACAGTTTAATGAAAGACCGTAAATTTATAAAAAACTAGAGGTATACTTAACTTAGGAAACGCCAATCTCCCCATAAATTTTAAGACTAAAAAAGAGGTGAAAAAATATGGCAACTCGTGGAAATTCCAATCAAATTATTGTTGGTGCAGCCCAACTCTTCGTTTCGAAGAGCGGTCCATTGGAGCATGTATCAGGCACTAGTCCTGCAGTATACTCATTTAATGGTGCATCTACTACAGGTATTCCTGCATTTGTTGACGGTACTGCTTATGCAGACACTGTAGAAGCAGCAACAGCAAACTGGAGAAATGTAGGCTACACAATGAACGGTTTAGAAGTACAGTTCCAACCAGACTTCGGTGAGGTCCAGGTAGATCAGCTTCTTGACGTTGCAAAGCTTTACAAGCAGGGTATGCAGGTTAGCATGGTTACAGCATTTGCTGAAGCCACACTTGAAAACCTTGTTGTTGCACTTGCAACTTCAGATGATAACTATGATGATGCAGATCCAGATGAGGTAACTCTTAATCTGTCAGCTGGCGATCTAGGTGAAGTACCTGTAGAACGTGCAATCATTGCTATCGGTCCAGGTTCTGGTGATCCTGCAGCAACTGGTGCAAACAAGGTAGAGCGTGTTTACACAGGACATCGTGTTCTCTCAATTGAGAATGTGACTGTTTCTGCAAAGCGTGACGAACCTTCTATGTATGAAGTTACATTCCGTTTGCTTCCAGCATCCAATGGTTCCTACGGTAAGATCGTTGATCGTGTCGTTGGCACTGTTTAAGTACAACTAAATATATAAGCATTGCCCACCCCCAAAAAGGGTGGGCATTGTTTTGTTTTATAAGGCTTCTATGATATAATTGAGTATATTCTATAGGAGGAATAAATGGCAACTAGCGTATATGAAGTTGTAGAAGTAGAACTATTAGATGGTTCTAACATTTCTATGAAACCACTTAAGATTTCTTTGTTGAGAGATTTTATGAAAGAGTTTCAAAAGATTAGTGATCCAAAAATTGCAGAAGATAATATCAAATCAATGGATCTTTTGTTAAACTGTGCTGTTATTGCAATGAAGCAATACAATGCAGAGTTAGCAACTAAGGAGCAATTGGAAGAGATTATGGATCTCCCAACTGTGTACAAGGTAATTGAAGTTGCTGCAGGGATTAAATTGAATGACCCAAACGCACTGGCAGCGGCTCTAGTTGGGACGAACTAGATCTTGCTGAGTTAGAATCAAGAATATTTCTTTTGGGATTCTGGAAGAATTATTCTGAAATGGAGGAATCTATATCAATGCCTGAACTGGTAGCAATACTAGAAGCTAAAAATAATCAAGACTATGAAGATAGAAAATTTTTAGCAGCACTTCAAGGCGTTAATATAGATGAATCCTCTTCGTCTGAAAATAAATGGGAAGAGATGAAAGCCAGAGTCTATAGCAAAGGTGCTACATCAAATCCTAATGACATTCTTGCATTGCAAGGTGCTGCAGCTACAAGAGCTGGTTTTGGCATTGGACAAGGCTTGGATTATGAGGTGATTAGTTAATGGCTGGAGTAGCTAAAGGCATTATTGACATCCAGATAAATACTGGATCTGCTGCTACTGAGCTCAAGGCACTTCAAAATCAAATAAACTCTTTTAATACTGCCTTAGCAAAGGGAAATGCTGCTCAAGGTAGATTCTTTGCTGATTACACAAAAGATCTTTCTAAAGCAATAAATTCAAGTGGGGTCTTTACATCAGAATTTATGAAGATGAATTCTGCTGCTGCAAATCTTGATAATACTTTAAAAAGAGGAAAAGGAACTTTAGGTCAATTCTTTAGTGCCGCTTTTAATAAAAATAGTTCAGCGTTTGCTTCAACTATGGATCTTGCAGCAAGAAGAGCATCTACTCTACAAACACAGTTTATTAGTACTGGTGCATCAGCAAAAGGTATGGGCGAAGCCCTTGCAATTAGACCACTTGATGCGTTTTCGTCTAAAGCAGCAATAGCTGCAGAAAGACAAGCCCTTCTAAATACAATGTTTAGACAGGGTACGACCCACATGATTAACTTTGGTAAAAATGTTCAGTGGGCTGGTCGTCAGCTTATGGTTGGCTTTACCGTACCTATGACTGTTTTAGGAACAGTTGCAGGTAGAACCTTTATGGATATTGAAAAGCAACTAGTCAATCTTAAAAAGGTATATGGAGATACTTTTACAACTCCAGAAGAAATTAATCAAAACATTGCACAGGTTAGACAACTTTCTGAAGAATTTACAAAGTATGGAATTGCAGTAAAAGATACTATTGGACTTGCAGCACAGGCTGCAGCATCTGGTGCAAGAAATGGTGACTTGGTAGATGCAACAAGACAGGCAACAAGACTTGCAACACTTGGTCAAATGGATCAGAATGAAGCACTTAAAACAACCATTGCACTTCAGTCTGCCTTTAGACTATCTGGAGAAGACCTGGCAGATACAATTAACTTTTTAAATATGGTTGAAAATCAAACTGTGGTTTCCTTACAAGATTTATCTGCAGCAATTCCAAGAGTTGCTCCAGTTATTAAAGGTCTTGGTGGAGATGTCCGAGATATGTCAGTATTCCTTGCAGCAATGCAAGAAGGTGGTGTTAGTGCAGAGCAGGGTGCTAACGCTCTAAAGTCTGGTCTTGCATCTTTAATTAATCCAACAAAAGCAGCAACAGAAACTTTGTCAGGATTTGGAATTAATTTAGATAAAATTATTTCTACAAATCGTGGAGATTTGATGGGAACAGTATTTGCTTTTGGTCAAGCACTCAAAGGTCTAGATGATTTTTCAAAACAACAGGCATTAGAAAAAGTTTTTGGAAAGTATCAATATGCAAGACTTGGAGCGTTGTTTGAAAATATTGTTAGAGATGGATCTCAAGCAAGTCAAGTTTTAAGTTTAATGGAATATGATGTTACAGCATTAAGAGCTACAGCAGAAAAAGAACTTAGTGCAGTAGAAAATGCTTTAGGAACACAACTTACTGGAGCAGTAGAAAGATTAAAACTATCTCTTGAACCAATTGGAAAAATATTTGTTGAAATGGCAATTCCAGTTGTAAACTTCTTAACAAAGATTGTTGAAAAATTTGATGGTCTTTCAGATGGTCAAAAGAAATTTGCAGCAATTGCAGCAATCATTGTTGGCGTTGTAGTTCCTGCTGGAACAATGTTCCTTGGTCTTTTAATTAACTTGCTTGGAACTCTTGGAAAAATTACTCACGGATTTGGAATTTTTGGAAAGGCACTTATAAAAGGTGGTCCAGTAGCAGCAGTAAAAGCACTTACACAGTCTACAAAATATTTATCAATTGAAGAATTAGAAGCAGCAGGTGCTGCAAAACAATTAGCAGGTTCTACACAAATAGCAAATGCTGCAATGCTAGAACAAGCAACCTCTACTGGAGTAGCTAGAAATGCTATTGCAGGTCTTGTTGCAGAGTATAGAGCGTTAATATCAGTCCAGCAACAAGCAGCAGCATCTAATCCTGGACTTAGAGTAGCAGGTGCTGCTGGAGCTGCAGCAGCAGGTGGAGTCAAGGCTAGTTCAATTAGAATTAGAGGACTAAGAAGAAATAAAGGTGGAGAAATCTTTATGTCTGGAGGAACAACAGTTCCTGGAATGGGAAATACAGATACTGTTCCAGCAATGCTTACCCCTGGAGAATTTGTTGTAAACAAACAAGCTACTGCACAAAATTATGCACTTCTTGATGCAATTAATAGTGGAAATAAATTTAACAATGGTGGAATGATTCCTGGAGTTCAATATTTTGCTGGAAGAATGCCAAATCGTATGGTAAAGCCAAGAAGAGCTCCTGGGGCATTTGGGCAGCCTGGAGCAGAGTCTGCAGGTGCAAACGCAGCAAATGCAAGAAGACGAGCAGCCTTAGAAGACATGGCAGGAACTCAGGCTGGAAGACAAGAAAGACCAGCAGCTCCAGTAGCTCCAAGAGGGCAGTATAACATTGGTAACGCACCATCACATACTTTAGAAGAGCTTAAAAGAGACTTGCGTATGGGAGGGGCTCCAGACAGCATTATTCAAGAAAAGGGAAGACTTATTACTCCAACACCAAGATATGGACCAAGAGGAAGCGAGTATGATTTTAATAATAGGCTAAGGCTTGGATCTGTTGGTAGAGGAGAAATGAGAGGTCTATTTAGACTAGACAGCAGAGTTCATGGAAATGAAAGTCCAGTTTCTCCATTTAGGCACATCCTATCTGAATCTGGAATTAGTCCTACTGATCCTAGATACGCACAAATTGATTCAATGTTAAGAGCTAGAGCTGAGCAAATTGTTAAACAAGCACCAGCATCTCATAAATTTTCAGATCCTGAATATGGACAAGTCATTGTCAACTCTTTAAAAACAGCAAACATTGATTCTTCAACAAGAGATCTTTTAGTATCTACAGCAAGAACAATGAACTCTGAAATGGGTGCAAGAACTATGGGATCTTTTAAAGACTATGTTGTAGGAAACTCAAAGTTTGTAAAGCTAGAAGGGTATCAAAGAGGAGCGACATACTTATATACTGCAAATGATGGAACTAAAATTAAAATAAATGCAGGTGCAACACGAGATATACCTGGAATGAATTCATATCAAAGTGCCAAGTATACAATAGGAGGCTATAACAAAGCTCACGCAATGATTGAAGAGTTTAATAAAGGTGGAGTTGCTGGAGGTATGCAATACTTTGGTGCAATGATGCCAAATCGTGTTGTCAAGGGTTCTCAAATTAAAAAATTTACTGGACAAAAAATTGAAGATTCAACAGGACATAGTAGTAAATTTAATAGTCTTGCTGGAGTTTATGATGTTAATGGTAGAAAGATGTTTGTTAAGCCATTCCAAACACTTGCAGAAGCTCAAGCAGAGTTAATTGGAAATGCTGCAAGAAGAAAAATTGCAGGTACTGCAACTCCTGGGTCAAGAATTGTAAGAATGGATGGTCCTGAAGGAGAAATATTTGCAACAACTGCTCCAATGATTCCAGGAATGAAGTCAGGTACAACGCTTCCTACTAGAGAGCTTTTAAAACAAATTCCTGCCTCATCAATGCTTGGAGATATGGATGCAACAGCTGGAAACATTCTTTCAACTCGTGGAGGAAGATTAGCAACAGTAGACCCTGGTGCTGCAGGTGTTAAGTTTATTAGAAATTCAAAGGGTGTATTTAGAAGAGCAACTGGTTCTGAAATTAGTTTTGGAAGTGAAGCAACAAATACTGGAGCATATACTGCAAAAGCAATTACACAAGTAACTGAAAAAACAGGGGCATCAAAAGACTTTGTTAAAATGCTTGGAGACTCTATTGCCCGTGAAGGATTGACTAAAGCACAATTTACAAAAATGTATGACGATGCTATTGAGTCAGCCATTACAAGAGTACCTTCTTTTAAACTTCCTTCAAGAGTTGGAGATAGAACAGGCTTAGATGAAGCAGCAAAGGCAGCTGGATATAGAAATGCAGATGAAGCCTACTCTGCAATTATGCTTAGAGACCTAACTTCAATCAGAGGTCTTGGTGGAGATATTTATTCAAGTGCTTCTAGATTCCAAGGAATGCTAAAGGCAAATAGTGGAACGCTTGTTCCAGGTATGGGAAATACAGACACAGTTCCAGCTATGCTTACTCCAGGAGAATTTGTAGTCAATAAAGAAGCTACTGGAAAAAATCTTCCTTTACTTCAAGCAATTAATAATGGAAATGCACAAGGGTTAAATTCTGGCGGAATTGCAGGTGTGCAATATTTTGCTAAAGAAAATAGACAAAGAATGGTTCTTCCAACACTCCCTGGAATGCCATCTAGAAGAGCAAGCATTATGATGGGCATGAGTGATCCATATCAACTACAAAGTAGATCTAATACTGGTCAAGGAGTATTTAAAGATACTTCAGCTACATTGTCATCTACTGCAAAGAATATGATAAATACCTTTAAAACTATATCTGCTAATAATATGGCATATGCAGCTATGGGTGCAAAATCTACAATGGCAAGAGAAGCAGTTGAAAAACAAATAATAAGACAACAACTTATTCATGCAGATAGAATGATTGGAATTAATGCAAGTCTTGCAAAAATTGGACCAGCAATGACAGCTGGAACTAACCTTATAAAAACAGCAATGGCAAATGGTGCAAAGTCTTTAGCTATGACTGCTAAAAATCTGCCAAGCACCATAATGGGAGCTATGGGTGGAAGAGGAATTGGTCAGGCAATGATGATGGGATCAATGGTCCCAATGATGGCATCTAGCTTTACAGAAGATCCAAATCAACAAAAAATGTTGATGGGAGCAGGTGGGGCTATGGCTATAATTCCAATGCTTATGCAAATGGGTCCAGTTTTAGGAGGAATCGTTACAGCCCTGGGACTTGCTGGTGCAGCCTTTTATTCAATAAGAAAACAACTTGACAATACTGCAAAGTCTGCAGCAGTTGCTGGCTCTAACCTTGGTGGAGCAGCAAATAGAATGGATGATATCGCTAAAGCAACTGGCTATGGGTTTGCATCAACAAGAACTGGTAACGCAGATTTTAGATTTACAGAAAAGCAAGCACAAGGTGCTTCTGATATCATGCCTTATTTTGATACTGATGAAGGTAAGAAACTTATAGAAGAAATGAAAAAACTTTCTTCACAACAAAGGTATGAAAAAGTTGCATCAATGTTAACTTTTGCTATAGCAGATGGAATGGCTCCAGAAAAGGCAGAGGCTTTTGGATCTGCAATTGCCTTTGCATTAGACGATGCATTGCTAAAATCAAAAGTAGTAGCATTAATTAGGTCTGGAACTTTACAAAGTGGATCCGATGCAATGATTAGTGAAATTAAAAAAAGGGAGCAAGCTTTAGAAGCTTCAAAAAATGAATCACTTAATAATATAAGTAACAAGCCTTTGCCATATTCAGGTACTGATATTGGTGTTGGAATAGGTGCAACTGCTTTAGGTGCAGCTGGAGGACTTGCAACTGGAATGGCAATTGCTGGTGCAATGACTGCTGTGTCAACTGCTACTGCAGTAACAGCTGCTTCTGCAGCAGGAATGGCAGCATCTGCAGCTGCTGTTGGTGCAGCTGCAGGAAGCACAGTTCCAATCCTTGGAACAGTTATTGGTGCTCTTGCAGGAGCAGCGGTTGGCTTTGTTGCTTATAAAATTGAAATGGATAAAGCTACTAAGGCAACTGAAATAGTTGGAAAAACATTTGGATCTAATATTCAAATTATTAAAGAATTGAATAATGCTGAATCTCTTCTTAGAGAAGAAAGAAAAAATGGAATAATTTCATTATCAGAATATGAAGCAAAAGAAGCTCAGATAGAAGAAATGAGAAGTGCTGCATATCAAAATATTTCAAATGCTGTAGTAAGTTTAAAAGATGCAGGTTCTGCTGCTCAAGCAGTATCTGATCAGTTACAACTTGGAGGATTTGATAAAAATACCGCAGATCTAATTTCAAGACAGACAGATAGAGATAAAGTTGCAGCAGAGGTGTTCCAACAATCATTTGATGATTTAGATGCTAGTCAAAAAGATATGGTTGGAAAAATCATTGCTTCTACCCTTGATGGTATTAGTCCAGAAAATTATGCAACTAAACTTGCTGATGTGCAAAATGTTTGGGCAAAATATAAAGAAGCATTAACAAAAGCAGCAGAGGATGGAATAGCTCTAACTGCAGGAGACATGCAAGCAATTTTTGAACAGTCACAACTACAAGGTTTTGTTTCAAGTTTGGGAATTCCTGGCGGTGGAGGAAGTCCTCTTAATCCTGGAGCAGCAGCACAAAACATGCAAACGGCTATTGAATCATCAGGAACAGCTTTGTCATATGATCAAATAGTAAATGCTCTTACAGAACTTGGAGATCCAAAACTTGCACTTCAAGTTGGAACGAATGTAGATGCTATAAATGATTTAGAAACAATTTTAACTAACCTTCCTGACGGATTTGATATTTCAATGTATACATCATATCTAAATGGAGATACAGAATTTACAAATCCTGAAGACTATACTAAGTCAATGCAAGATGTGATAGATAATATTGCTAAGATTGCCCCAGCAGATTTTGAGCCTATTGAAATATTTAAACTATTCCAAGGAACTGGCAAAGATCCTATAAAAGAACTTGAAGCAGCTGCTACAAAGGCTCAAGGCATTATAGATCAAATTGGTGGTGGAGATGACGCAACAATAAAAGAAGTAATCTTTAAAACTACTGGTATGGAAATGACTCAAAAAGAAATTGATGCCTATAAAGCCCTTGGACCTGGAGAGTCAAAATCCTTTATTACATCATTTATTGTTGCATCTGCAAAATTAGAACTTGGAGAAATGCCTAAGATGTCAGACTTTGGAAACAACCCAAATTCAGCAGCATTTAAAGAAGCCATGGCTGGTTACAATAGTCAAATTGAAAAAGCAAAAGAACTTGCAAAAGCTTTACAAGGAATTGATCAAACTCCTTCACCAACAACTGACAGTCCTAGTAAAGGATCTTCTTCTGGAAACAAGCCTAAGACAAAGAAAGAATTACAAAAAGATGCAAAAGATTGGCTTAAAAATTCTGGAAAAGAATTAGCAGCACTTAAATCATATAGTACTGAAATTGAAAAGGTAGTTGATGGAAATAACACAGAAGCACTTGGCATGATTCCTCAAGAAGTTTATATGAATCTTTCTACTCAAGGTAGAAAAGATGCAATTGTAGCAATGAATAATCAGATAGCTGCACAAGAAAAATTAAATGCTATTTTAGAAGTAGCAAATATTAAGAAAAATACCATAGATCTTGGACAGCAATTGACAGCAATAACAAGCCTTGTTTCAAAGGGAATTCATCCAGAAATTGCTGCACAGATAGATTTAGCTAAATATAACGATATGACAGATCAAGGAAGAGTAGACTACATAAATTCTTTGACAGCTCAAACTGAAGCTCAAAAGAAATTAAATGCAGTGCAAGGTCTTTTAGATGTTAAAAATACTGTTAATACTCTAAAGGATCAATTACATATAACTAAACAACTTGTTAGCCAAGGTATAAGTGGTGAAATTGCTGGACTGATAGATGTTGAACTTTATCAGAATTCAGCTACTGAAGCAAAAGCAGAATATATTGCTAAATTAAAAGAGCAGTTAAATGTTCAAAGAGCCCTTGACTGGTTAACAAAAAGTTCAGAAGAAAGAACTGTGGACACCATAGATCTTGAAGCTTCAGCAATGAATCTTCAAAATTCAGCACTACAAACAAGACTTTCTGGAATGGAAAGAGAAAATGAATTAATAAACCGTCAAATAGCCATTAGAAATCGTGCGTTAGACCTTCTTGCAAAAGAAGAAGAAAAGGTTACTAAAACTTATGACGATAGAATTGCTGCACTTGATAAGGTTGAAAAAGCAAACAATAGAATTGACCAACAAAACCGTTCAAAAATTGGACTAGCATCTGCACTAGCCTCTGGAGACATTGCAGCAGCAGCAAGTGCAGCTAGTGAAATTCAACAACAAGATGCTCAATATCAAATTGAAGATGCAAGGGCTGCATTAGAGACAAAGAAACAGAAAGAAGTTGAATCACTTGCTATATCTGTAAATGGCGTATTAATGACAAGAAAGCAGATTCAAGAACAGATAGCTTCGTTTGGTGAAACAATTTATAAAAATGAACAAGATATGCAAGCAGTTCAAGATATATTATATGCAAACTCTGTAAAGCAAGCAGTTCTTGATGATCAAAGAGCTAAGCTAGAACAAAAAATATTATTAACAAAGATGAAGCAAAACATTGAAGCACTCAGAGCAGCAGGGCTAACTGGTCAAGCATTAAGAGATTTGCAAGACTATATTGATGCATACAATGTTGCAGAAACAGCAGCTGTTGCTGCTGGAGTTGGAACCCCTGGACAGGCTTCTAATACAACCCTTGGTGCTGGTGGTGGCGGTGGTGCAGCCGATAATATTGCTGCACCAGTTGTTGTTGAACCAGTTGCCCCTATTACTCCTACTCCTGCTCCTGCTCCTGTTGCTCCTGCTCCTGCTCCTGCTCCTGCTCCTGTTGCTCCTAAATACACTTACTATACAAAATCTCAATTTAACGCTGGAATAAAAGATGGAAACGTTTCTTATGGAAATGGTAGTGAACAACACTATATAGCTAGAAAAATGGGATATGATAATCCAGAAGCAAGAACGGTAAAAGCAGATACAATGGATAATAAGTATGATGGTTTTACAGAAGCAAAGAAAGAAGAGATTACAAACCTTGTAAAGCAAGCAAGGGCTTCTATTGCAAAAGCATTCTCTGGATATTATACTGGCGGTATTATTCCTGGAGTTGGAGGAATGGACTCTGTTAACATATCTGCAACTCCTGGAGAGTTTATGGTTAGAAAAGCTATGGTTAATAAGTACGGTCTTCCATTACTTGAAGCAATTAATATGGGTGCTTTTAAAATGCCAGAAATGGACAGTCCTAAGTTTAACATTGGTAATCTTGGAGGTATTGGTTCTGAGATTAGTAATGCAAAAAATCCTGAAACAATGTATAATAATACATATAACGTAAATGTAAATGTTGCAGGAACAGATGCAAGTCCAGATGATATTGCAAATGTAGTTATGGCTAAGCTTTCAAATCAAAATAGAGGAAATTTAAGGAGCAGTAGATACTAATGATTGGCAATTCATATCTAAGTGGTAGAAAAAAATGGGATAGACCACAAGCAGTTATTTTTTCTAATAATTCTAATGGCATTTCAAACGGTGTTCCACAAATTTCTGGAACTGAAGGACAAGACTTTATAGTTCTTTCTGATCATAATAGAAGTGACATATCTTTTAACTCTACTAGACTTGAAAATAAAAAAAGAATGGTAAATGGACATATGCGTTCTTACCATATTGCAGACAAGATGGATATTTCTTTTTCTTATAACTTGCTACCATCTAGATCATTTAGTGGAAATCAATCATTTACTGCAAGTGGTCAGTATATAGATGATTTAATTGAATACACTGCTGATGGTGGTGCTGGTGGAGCAGAGCTTCTAGATTGGTACAGCAACAATCCTGGATCGTTTTATATGTTTTTATCATACGATAAGCCACAAAGTTTTACTATGGGAGCTTATAGTAATCTTGATAAGTATTCAGATGTGTTAGAAGTTTTTGTTTCAGATTTTAGCTACAATGTTGTTAAAAGAGGCGGAACTAATCACGATCTTTGGGATATCTCTATTTCCCTTGAGGAAGTATAATGTTTTTAGACAACGACTTAATAAATCATCTTCAGACAAAGAATGGTATTAATGTAGACTCTTTAGTCATTGCTGAATGGAATCAAAATGATTTATTAAACCTTGACAATTATGGTAATTATAGATATAGACCAGACAGTGCAAGCGTTGTTTATAGAAATCTATATCCAGAGTATGACTCTCAGGATAACTTAGATGTTTATACAAATGCCCTGGACTCTAATTACCTTTCTGAATATAAAACAGAAGATCCAAACGAGCCTTTAACATTTTATTCAGGAGAAACAAGTAGAGAGCTTTACTACTCTTTAAAGGATTGCATTAAGCCATTTAGACCAAGGTCTGGAATTAACAAGATTCTTTATTTTGGAGAATCAAATATAAATAATACAAAGTTTGTAGATAGCATCAGGTCTGGAAAAAGACCAAGATATTATTTTTGTTCAAGATTTGATAAATTTAAATATTGGAATTCCTATAGAAAAGAAAATGGAGTAGAGTTTGGCATATCTAGTCAATCTCCTACATTTTTTACTACTGGAGACCCTTCTTATAAAATAAATGATTGTGCTCCCTTTGTTACATATAAAGATCAAGTTGCTACAAATAGAATAGTTGTAAAGATGCAAACTAATCTAGCAGATCCAGGAGCAGTTGGAATTAATGGAGAATTTTTAGTTCCAGAAACAATTAGAACTAACAATAATCTAGTTGCAGACCCACTTCAAGATATAACAAAATCGTCAGTTCCAAAAAGATGGAAAATTCAATACCTTGATGGTAGCAATAACTGGATAGATGCAATAGGGTTTAATGAAAACTCTACAAGAAGAGATGGTTCAAGGGTTGTTCCATGGGATGGACATGTAGAAATGTATTATGGTGTTAAAATTCCAGAGCAGTTTAAAACAAACTTTCACCTATATCAATATCTTGATAATCTAGATCAACTTCCAGATACAAGTGCTTACATTGCTATATCAGGAGTCAAAGATGGAGATGCTTATATAGTTGGAAGCTCAACTTCTCAACCAGGCATCCTATATGTTTGGAGTCAAGAAGATGAAGAATGGAAAACCTATAGTGTAGAATATGGATTCTCACTACTAGAAGAAGATGATACAAAAAGAGTTGGGCTAGTTAAAAAAATATTAAATCCAGAATATTTTAATGTTGGTAGTAATGATATCTATAGAGAATTTGTTTTTATTAAAGGAATTAGAGTTGTTGTAGAAACAATGTATGCTCCAAACAAAGCATTTGAATTAATTGAGTTTTCACCAAGACTAAAGGTTAACATAACAGACTATACTCTAGATTATCAAATTACTAAGAATATTATGGCAACAGATTTTGGTCTTCCAGTTGGTGGACTTGTGGCTTCAACTGGAGAAATTAATCTATCAAACCACGATGGAGTTTTTACAGAGTTAAATGTTTTTAACAGTACCACTAGAACTGGAAGCATAGTTTCAAATAACCTTAAGCCACAAATAAAGTTTGATTTTTATGAGGCTATTTTAGATGTTAATGGATATGATAAGTTTATTCCATTAAAAACATTCTATTCAGAAAATTCTGCTGTAGCAGCAAGCGGCATGGAAGATGTTTCATTAAATCTAAGAGATGCTTTCTTTATACTAGAGTCTAACGATGCTACTTCAATATTTTTACAAAACTCTACATTAACAAAGGCAGTTGCCTTGCTATTAGATAATATTGGTTTTAGCAACTATGTGTTTAAAAATATTAATACTGCAAACGATCCAGTAATTCCATTTTTCTTTGTTGAACCAGATACTTCTGTTGCAGAAATTTTGCAAAGACTTGCACAGGCTACTCAAACTGCAATGTTCTTTGATGAGTACAATAATTTTGTAATAATGCCAAAAGAATATCTAATGCCAGATGTTTCTGTAAGAGATGATAACTCTGCAATTTCCGAAAGGCTAACTACTCTTTATGGACAAAAAACCAATAGCATTGTTCCAAACATTGAAGCAATCTCTAGCTTTGAAACAAAAATATTAAATGATGGCAAGATTAACTATACAACTAGATATATCCAAAGAGAAGTGTCAAAATTAGAACAGGCAAGTTTAAGCCTTAGTGAAAGAACTTATGGATATAAAAGTGCAATACTTTGGGAGCTTGGAGATCAGAGAGAAGCAAGGACAGTAAATCAACCAACAGCAAATGTGGGATACGCACTTGGAGCTGTACCTTTAAATACAAGCTTGCCAGACTTTGCTCCATATGTAGTAAATCATCAAATTGTAAATAATACAATTGATGTTGGAGAAAGTGCATTTTGGCTACCAAGATTTCAAGGATACTTATATTCCAATGGGGAGATAATAAGATATGATGCTCAGCAGTATCACGTTGATTCCCCATCTGCTTCCGCCACAAACGGCATTGTTTGGATAACAAATAATAACGAGTATCAAAAATATTTTTCAAATTTAGCATTTAATGGAAAAATGACGCTTACAGGATTACTAAGAATCTATACAGAGCCATACTATGAAAACTCTTCTGGATCAAATTTTGAAAATCTTGAAGAAAATGTTAGATATAAAAATGGAGATGTAAGGTCTCATGGAAGAGGTCAATTTGGTACTAGAATAGTTAATCATTTTGCAGGATTAAATCCTTATTGGGAAAATATAAATAACAGAAGATCGTTTAGAATGGACTCAGGTAATATTTATAGCACTATTCCAGCAGAATTTTTTCCTAATTTAGAACTTGATATACCAACTACAACAATGCCAGTTTATGAATTTTATACAGATAATGAGTTTGTTCAAGGTATTTTAAATCCTAGACTATCCTATGGAAGAGGAAGTGAGCAGCACTATATTGCCAAAGCAATGGGATACAGTGATCCATTAGCATACAGCGTAAGGGCTGCAGAAATGGTAGGGGTATATAGAAATTTAAGCCCTTATAGAAAAAATATAATTACTGGAATGATAATAAGGGCTAATTCTAGTACACAAAATGTTTTTGGATACATGTCAGGATTTAATATGACTCAAATTCCTGATCAGGTTCCAATTCCTATTATATACAACCCACCTCCTTTAAATTCCCCACTTGGTGAAGATCCAGTTTCTAAAAGCCAGTCTCTGGTTCATGGAAAAATTGCCAACTTTATGAAGCAGTCAACTAGGTCAGAAGGATTTTCCAGCTACAGTCAGCAAGATGTTGCAGGAATCCAGTCATCTGCATTAATACTTAATGGACCATATCCAGTTCCAGCATTACAAAATACAGGACTGTCCTTGACTACGGATAGAGATTTAGTAACTTATGTTTATAAAGACCTAGACACAGACTATAGGCATGTTGGAACTAGAATGAGAATTATTGGAAAAACAAAAGATGATAATACTCAGTCTGCTTTAAATCCTACAGATCTTTTTAAAATTGACAGAAGTGTTGGAAATGTTAATCTAGAAACACTTTCTGGTGGAGCTGGTGGAATTGGTTATATGGTTGACCCAAATACGAACTCTGGATATTACCTTGAAATTGCATCAATGTCTGAAGACATTCTTCAATACTATGGCTCAACTGGAAGTGCAGCATCATCTGCATCCGTAGTTTCTGGATCCATAGTTTCTGGATCAGCTGCCTATAACTCTGTAATTGAAAATATAATTTTTTATAAAGTAGAAAGAAATTCATATGCTACACCACAATCAGGAAAAACAAATATTGCAGTTCCTAAAAAACTTTGGGGGTCTCTTGCAAGAATTATTGTTGACGAAGGAAAGTTTGTTGGGTCTGATAGGTTAACTTCTCAAGAAATACCAGTGTATGACTTATCACTAGATGCCGAAGTTCGTAGAAATTTAAACGGAATTTATAGAATTGATTTTAATATATACTTAAATAATAGGCTAATAGGTATAGTATCTGACAAGAATCCTCTACAAATGCCAAGCAGTGGCTTAAAGACCTGCCTATTTACAAGAGGATCGTCTAGATGTATGTTTGAAAATATCTATGCTTTAAAAAATATAAAAGAAGAAGATGTCCCCTTGACAGAGAGAGTTAAAAACGTGGTGTCTGCTGAATCTTTAAGAAAATACTCTGTTCCAGCAGTAATTCAAAATACATACCTTTCTTCTATTGGTACAGAAACGAGACCAACTGTAGATTTTTATTTTGAAGAGTTTGGAACAATTTTAAGAGAGTGTGCATATTTTAATATTAAATATGATCAAGCGTATCCAGCATTAATAGCAAAAATTGTTCCTCCATTTACTGTAGAAAAGTCTTATCAAGTATCAGGATTTTTGCCAGGATCCTATGGAGCTGAATTCTTAATTTTTAATACAACAGATAAGGCAATAGATTTAAGTGAAAGTTCTACAAACAGAATTATGATTCAAGGAATTACTTTTACTCAAAACATATCAAATGTTTTAAGTGTAGATGACTATTTTAGAGAGTTATCAAACTTCTCTGATCCAGTTATGACAAGCGACAATTTAATTCTTTCTCCAGGAAGGTCTGAAAAAATTTACGATAGTATTAAAAACAGTAGAGCAGTTTATGGAAATAAATCATTCTCTATTGACTCAGTTTATATTCAAAATGAAGACTCTGCAAAAGATATAATGAAATGGGTATTAGATAAAACTATTAAACCAAGAAAAGTTTTTGAACTAGATACTTTTGGAACTCAACATGTACAGCTTGGTGATTTAGTAAAGATTAACTATGACTTGCCAGAAGGTGTTAAGCTAGTGGATGAAAATAAAAAGTTTGTAGTTATATCTGCTACATATGAAAGATCTTCTTCAGATATTAAAACTCAATTGAGAGTAGTGGAGGTTTAAAATGCCAACAAATGTAAATAGTAGTAGTCCAATGCCTTCAAATCCTACTCCTACAAGCACGGGTTCTACTTCAAATGTTGTAAGAACTCCAACAAGAAATGTTACAGAAATTTCTTCTTTAGTTCCACAATTTGATGCAGAACAAATTCAAAAACTATTATTTGAAAACCTTTCTGCAATAGAGTTGTCAAGAGTTGAAAGACACGATACAATTGAAGGTATCAACCAGAGATACTCCATTATTTCAAACCTATCTGAAGTAAGAAAAAAGTATGACATAATGAAGCAGCTAACCATTATGGACAAGTTCAAGCCCTTGACAAGCATTTATACAATTAATATTCAAGATAAAATACCACAAGAAGACTATATTATTTTAGAAAGTTTGGATTCAACATACCAATATCTTGACGAAAATAATGGTCTAATTGATCGTGAAAAAGGATATTATTATGTTGATAGGAATGGAGATTTAGTTATAGAGTTAATTAACTTAGAAAGAAATCAGCAGGTAGAGATTCAAATAGACACAAATGGTACAATATATAAGGTGGAACAACAATGATTACAACAAATGGAAAAAATATCGTAGCTAAATTTCTTTTAAACCAGGCTCCAGAATTTGCAAGTCATATTGCAATTGGAGTTGGTGGGCAAGCCTATCCAACATCTTCTTCTGCAACATTTTCTTCAGACGCAGACTCCTTAGGGTTTGAAGTAGCAAGAGTTCCAATCTTATCAAAAGGATTGTTAAAAGAAAATAATCAAGAGAAAATTATTTTTAAAGCAGAGCTTCCAATTGAACAAAGATACCAAATAACTGAGATTGGAATATATCCAGCAGCAGCAAATGCAGTAGCTGGAAATTTTGATAGTAGAATTATTTCAACATTCAGCAACTCAGAACCTTGGGCATATTCCAATAACTTGAATGATTCTGGAACTGTTAAATATAAAGGAGAGTTGAGAATTGATCAGGTAAATGTTGGTGACATTGCTACCTCAATACCTGCAGAAGATTATACGCTTGATGATTTTCAGTTTATAAATAACAATTCTCCAATTTTTGAATATTCAGATAGGGCTAATAGAGGAGAGCCTCCAAGGTATTTGAGTAGGAGTCTTAATGTTTCTGGAAGTACTTCTGTAGTTTCAGGAGTTTCAGCAAGCTCTTCTTTAATAGACGTTGTTGACAACGACTCATACTATATTGAAAACAATTCTATTAATTTAAATTTAGGAAAAAATTTACCAACAGATCAAATAAAGCTTGCATTTTCAGTAATTAGCTTGGCAAGAGATGGTGTTGAATCGCAAGCTCCAGATAATGTTAAAATTAGATTAGAATTTTTAAATAATTCAGGAGCCACTACTTCAAAAGCTTATGTAAATATTGCACTTCAAGATACAGACATAGATTTAATGAGATATAAGGTTATTACAAAAACTTTATCAGAATTTACAACAACAGAAAATTTTTCTTGGAGCTCTGTAAACGGTGTAAGAATTTATACATCCATTCATGATGATTCTAACGCTGTTGTTGCAGATCATTTTGTATTGTATGATGGCTTAAGGTTTGAAAATGTTTCTAGCAATAATCCATTATATTCTCTTATTGCTGGAGAATACATTAAAACATTAGATGAAAAACCAATTTTAAAAAGAGAAAATTCTACAAGTTATGTAGAATATAGGTTTGGCGTAGGCGTAGGCACAGGAATTATCTAATGGCAGAGATAAGAATTCCTGTAGAAAAATTGCCACCACCAGATAGTAATGGTGACCATGCTTTTCAATTTAGAATTATTTCTGTTGATAAAAACCAGTGGTCAGCCTGGTCACAACTCTACATAGTTAAAAGCATTGGTCAGTATAGACCATTAGAATCAGATGTTACTGCAGTAATTTCTTCAGAAGAAGTAAGTCTGACTTGGGACACTCCAACATATTATAATTATGATGGATCATCAGATGCGATAGTTACAGATCCCATTGATGGAAGTGTTGTTTCAATCAATTCAGCATCAGTTGTTCCACACAATCATTCACAAAATTTTAAACAGCATAATTCAGATGTTTTTGTTCAATGGGGTTCAGGATCAGCTATGGGAAATTTTCAATATCATGACAGAGTAATCTCAGATACAACAAGCATTGTTATTCCAGATGGGTCTGCCTCAGTAAGAGTTGTTGGAACTGTTGCATTAAAAGATATTCCTAGACTGGGAACTTTTGAATATGATATAGACTATCAAGAAAGATTTGATGATTATTTAGGAATTTCTGGGTCAGTACAAGGCGTATATGATTTATTTAAAATATTTGATACAGGCATTGTATCCTTAACCTGATATAATTAACTAGGAGAAAAAATGGCACAAATTGAATTACCAGATAGAGGTCAACCACTTGACATATCTTACTTATTTAGAATAGCTCAAGAAATAAATAGAGTTTCAGATCTAATTGGAAGCAGTCTTTCAAAGATTAAGTATAGAGATACCTCTACACCATCTCAAGTATTAACATCAAATGTAGCATTTTATGCAGAAACTCAAAAGATTATTGACGCAAACTTATCCGTTCAGCCAAATGCTCCATCTTCGTTTGACTACTCTGGAATATTTAAAACTACCCCAGTAGTCTTATGCTCAGTAACTTCTGTAACTGGTGTATCAAATTTGTATCCAGTTTTAAGTGGAGTAACTCAAAACTCTTGTCAAGTAAATGTATTCTCATCAGCAACTTCTGGAGCTTTTTCTGCTGACGTTTCAATAATTGCAATTGGTGAAAGAATTAGCTCTTAGGCAGGAAATATGTCTCAACCACAGGATAAAATAAATCCTTGTAAAAAAATATTCTTTATTAACAAAGAGCTTGTAAAAGTTTTTCACATAAATAAAAGTAGTAATATTGTTAATTTTTATAATGTAACTCAGGGCAAAGAGCAGAGTATGCTGTATTCTGACTTTAAAAAGCATAGAAAAAGAGCTTATACAATTGCAAATACCGCAAGAATTTTAAATAGGTCAAGAGTGCAGTTTCAAAGAATAATTGCAAAGGGCTTGATTCCTGAGCCAATTGGTGATAGTCTTGGTGGAGAAAGAGGTTTTCAAATTAATGCTTATTATTCTGAAGATCATATTTTTGAGATTAGAGATATTATGGCAACTATACACGGTGGTAGACCAAGAAAAGATGGCAAGATTACCCCTAGAAACGTGCTAACAGAGCAAGACTTGCGTTCTAGGATGGGAGATGCTATAATGCTTTATACGAAGACATCGGATGGGCGTTTCATTCCGACTTGGCAAGAAGAGACATGGTAGGAGACCAAAATGTCAGAAACAACAAATGTTTCAGTAACACTAGGATATACACTTAATCTTGGAAATTTTCAAAGTCTAAGAATTGATTTAGGAATTACAGATTTTGTTCGTAGTGGAGAGAATACAGATCAGGCTCTTGACAGAGTATATGAATTTGTAGAAAATAAAGTAATTCAAAAGGTTGAAGAAGCTAAGAAAGAACTAGAGGACTAGTGGCGGATAAGAAAGATCGCTTTGCACTAATATCTAAATATAAGAAATTAACAAAAGAAAAAAACTTAAAAGAAGAAAATATAAACATACACATTCAGCAATGGGCTGCAGACTCGTTGATTGAATCTTACGGTATAGAGCAAAGTTATGATCTAATTGAGTACTATGTCAGCGTGTCTGCATCCCCAACCTGGAAATGGTTGGTTAATAATGCTGACAAAGTTTATGATGCAAAAAGAATTAAAGAAGAAGATGCTGTAGCTAGAAAGCTACTCAGGGAACAAGCAAAGGAATGGCTAAATAGATAATGTCTGATTTAGAAGCAAAGGTACTATCTGCGGTTTTAAATGATAAGCAAATTCATGTGCTATTTCAAGCAAACCCAGATACTTTGTTTAGAACTCATAAAGATGTCTGGGATTTTGTAAAGAATTATTATGAGCAAAATTCAACTGTTCCAACCAAGTCTTTGCTTATAGAAAAGTTTAGAGACTTTCAACCAGTAGGTGAGATTGGTACAACAAAACATCACCTAGAAGAATTAAGAATTCAGTTTCTTGAGGATCATTTAAGAAATGCATTGATGACTAGTGCAAAACAATTGAATGAGCATCAACCAATTGAAGCTCTTAATTCAATAATTTCAAAAACATCAGACCTTAAAAGAATTAGTTCTGATGTAAGAGATATTGATGCAACAGATGTAGAGGATGCTTCTGCACACTTTACACATATTAAGGAGTTAAGTGAAAAAGGCATACACGGAGTTAGAACAAATCTCGCAGGTTTTGATAACTATTTACCTGGTGGCATTGCTCCTGGTCAGTTTGGTATACTTCTTGCTTATCCTGCCATTGGTAAGTCTTGGCTCGCTATTTTTATGGCTGTACAAGCGTGGAAAGCTGGCAAGAAACCGTTAATAGTTTCTCTTGAAATGACGGAGAAAGAAGTAAGAAATCGTGTCTATACAATCATGGCTGAGGGATATTTTTCACATAGAAAATTAAGTGCAGGTATGATTGACATTGAAGGCTTTGAGAATTGGGCTAAGCAAAATTTAAAAGATAGACCACCATTTTATATTATTTCTAATGATGGTCTTGCAGATGTATCGCCCTCTGTTATTAGAGGAAAAATAGATCAGTATTCTCCAGATGTTGTATTTGTTGACTACATTCAGTTGATGAATTCAAATCAAGGAAATGATAATGAAGTTGTAAAGATTAAAAATATATCTAGAGAGCTAAAGGTTCTTGCAATTTCTTCTCAAGTACCAATTGTTGCAATTGCTTCTGCTACACCTGATGATGCAACTGATATGAACAGCGTTCCGTCACTTGGTCAAGTAGCTTGGTCAAAGCAGTTAGCATACGATGCTGACTGGGTTTTGGCTCTTGGTCGTGCAACTGGTAGCACAATTCTTGAGTGTATATTTAGAAAAAACCGCCATGGATTTTGTGGAGAATTTATGGTAGACATTGATTTTGACTCAGGTCGCTTTATTTATAAGGATTTTGAATAAAACTGGTTAATTCCATTGATATAATTGATGGTATGTACGCTCATAAGTCAATAAAAAGATTTAGCCTTGATGGTGAAATTTATGACGACTCCCACATCGTAAGACTTAAAGAGCAATACCGTAACATGATTATTGCTGGAATGAGATCTGATGGGTATGTTCCTAGATATGATATTGACACAGACTTTACAATTAGTTATAATGGTAAGACATTTAATTTTGAAATATCAATATATGGCGTATATGTAGGAAAGAGAACAGCAGAGTGTATATCAGGGATAGACAAAAACAAGCCAGTAATGGCTTCTTCTACTCAGAGGATCAAGTCAGAAGAAGTCTGCTAACTGCAGGTATTGATGTAGTTTACGAAGTAGAATCTGACTTTATAATTTTTTGTCCTTATCATAATAACTATAGATCTCCTGCTGCAGAAATTTCAAAAGAAAGCGGATTATTTTATTGCTTTGGATGTCAAGAGTCTCATTCACTTGTTGAAGTAATAATGCATGTAACTAAAAGATCATATTTTGAATCTGCAAGAATGATTGATTCTAAATCAGAGAGTATTAATTTCATTGAAAGCATGGAGTCAAAGCTTAATAAGAAACCAGACTTTGTTGAATTCGATCTTGAATTAATTAAAAGACTAAATGCTTCTGCACTCAATTCACAAAGGGCTGCCCAGTACTATCTTGGCAGAGGAATAACAAAGCAAAGCGTTGAAAGGTATCTACTTGGATACTCTGAATCACAAGATATGGTTACGATCCCAGTACACTCTCCAGACGGAATATGTTTAGGATTTGTTGGAAGGTCTGTAGAGGGCAAAGAATTTAAGAATACTCCAGGACTTCCAAAGGCAAAAACTATGTTTAACTTATTTAGAGCAAAAAGATTTGACAAGGTATTTGTTGTTGAGTCATCCTTTGATGCAATACGCCTAGAACAGGCAGGGGCACACGCTGTAGCCACTTTGGGAGCTTCTGTGTCAGGCAAACAAAGAGAACTATTAAAACAGTATTTTAATAATGTAATTATTTTAGGAGATAACGATGATGCTGGAAGAGAGATGGCAAAGAAGCTGTCTAACATACTTGGCTCAAGTGCAATAAACGCAAGTCTGCCAGAGTCAGTAAAAGATGTATCAGATTTATCAGATGAAGATTTAAAAAAGTTTGTGTCACAATTTGACGATCTAGTAGCAAATGTGTTACAATAGTAAAACTGTCCACATATAGGACAAAATATTAGGAGAAATATTATGGCAATTGTAAAAGGGCTAAAGAATATCGAAGCAATGCTAGATAAGCCAAAATTTGAAAATAACGGTCCACGAGTAACGTGGCTTAAACTAGAAGATAATCAGAGTGTATCTGTTCGTTTTGTAAATGAACTTGATGGAGACTCACCAAGCTATGACGAAAAGAATGGTCTTGCCATTGTCGTTTCTGAGCATACAAATCCAAAAGACTATAAGCGTAAGGCAGCATGTTCTGCTGAAAGTGAAGGTCGCTGCTTTGGTTGCGAAATGCATAGAAAAGACATGAAGGCTGGCTGGAGAGCACGTCTGCGATTCTACATTAACGTTTTAGTTGATGACGGAGTTAATGAACCATACATCGCAGTATGGAGCATGGGTGTTGCAAAGTCTGCAACGTTTGATACAATTCGTGAATATGTTCAAGATTCGCAAAGTCTTTCAGGCATGACATGGAAGCTAAAGCGAAATGGCAAGGGAACTGAGACAACCTATATTCTAATTCCAATTAAACAGGATGAAGAAAAGTTTGATTGGTCCAAGCACGAAATTCCAGAACTTGAAGCAGTTGTAAGAGAAGTTCCTTACGCTGAACAAGAGTCTTTCTTTCTTGGCTTTGACAATCCATCCGTATCTACTTCTGTAGATTGGTAACTGCGGTGGGGGAGAAGTCCTCCCCCACCCTTTATAACTGAAAGGTTAAAATGACTTACGTTCCATTACACGTTCATACACACTACTCTTTAATGGATGGTGTTGCAACTCCAGAAGAGTATGCAAAACGTGCCTCTGATATCGGACTATCAGCAATCGCAATAACTGACCACGGCGTTCTGTCTGGTCACAGACCTATGTACAGGGCTGCAAAAGCAAATGGTATTAAACCAATTTTGGGTATTGAAGGATACATAACTGCAGACAGATTTGACAATAGAGATAAGTCTGAAAGAACAGATCCCTTGGATATGGTATATAATCATATCGTTCTTCTTGCAAAAAATGACAAGGGGCTAGAGAATTTAAATAAGCTTAATGAACTTGCTTGGACTGAAGGATACTACAGAAAGCCAAGAATTGACTTTGAAATCTTATCAAAGTATAAAGAGGGTGTAATAGTTTTATCAGCATGTATGAGTGGACTTCTTGCAAAAGCAATTGAGCATAAAGAATATGCTGTTGCAAAGAAGCATATGACATGGTTTAAAGAAACTTTTGGTGATGATTTTTATGTAGAAGTTATGCCACACAACTCTGCAGAATTAAACAAAGAACTTTTAGAAATGGCTGACATTTATGATGTAAAGCCTGTAGTAACTCCTGACTGCCACCACTCTGATAAGAGTCAAAAGGTAATTCAGGAAATGATGTTGCTCTTAAATACACATGCAAAGATTAATAAAGAAGCTACTTTTGACAAGGCTTCAAAAATTGAAGACCCTATGAAGAGGCTTGACTATTTGTATGGTGAAGATAGAATAATGTCTTTTAGAAGCTTTGATATCCACTTACTTTCTTATGAAGAAATTAAAACAGCAATGCAGCAACAGGGAATCAAGCGTGAAGATATTTATGAAAATACTGTTGAGATTGCAAACAAGGTAGAAGAGTATACTATTAAAAGTAATCTAGATCTTCTTCCAATAAAGGTTGAAAATCCAAATGAAGAACTTTTTGCACTTGCTTCTAGAGGATTAGTTTTAAAAGGTCTTTCTGAAAATAAAGAATATCTGGATAGATTAAATTTAGAACTTGACATCATTAAAAGCAAAAACTTTTCACCTTACTTTTTGGTTGTTCATAATATGCTTAATTGGGCAAAAGATCAGGGCATCATGGTTGGTCCAGGTCGTGGTTCAGCAGCAGGTTCTTTAGTGTGCTATGCACTAGGAATTACAGAAATTGATCCAATTGAATATGGTCTTTTGTTTTTCCGCTTTATTAATCCTGATAGAGATGATTTCCCTGACATTGATTCTGATATTGCAGATGATAGAAGAGATGAAGTGAAAGCATACCTTGAGCGTGAATATAAAAACGTTGCATCAATTGCTACATTTCTTGCATTTAAAGATAAAGGAGTCGTAAGAGATGTTGCTAGAGCATTTAACATCCCTCTTAACGATGTTAACAAAGTTCTTAAGGGCGTAGACAGCTGGGATGATTTTACAAGATCAGCCAATGCTCAATGGTTTAGAATGAAATATCCTGAAATTGTTAAATATGGAGAGCAGCTTCGTGGAAGAATTCGTGGAACTGGCATCCATGCTGCAGGTGTTGTTACCGCAAAAGATTCAATCTTTAAGTACGCACCACTTGAAACACGAATTGCACCAGGAAGTAAGGAAAGAATTCCAGTAGTTGCAGTAGATATGGAAGAGGCTGCAGAAATTGGTCTAATTAAGCTTGACGTACTTGGTTTAAAGACTCTTACTGTAATTGACCAGACTATTAAAACAATTAAAGAACGTCACGGTACAGATGTAAACCTTAAACAGATACCACTAAATGACAAGAAAGTCTTTGAGATGCTCTCTGAGGGGCGTACAAAGGGTGTTTTTCAGTGTGAAGCAACTCCTTATACAAACCTTTTGGTTAAAATGAGAGTGAGTAATTTTGATGAACTTGTTGCATCAAACGCCCTTGTTCGTCCAGGTGCTATGAATACGATTGGAAAGTCATACATTGCCCGTAAGCATGGCAGAGAGATGGTTGAATATATTCACCCTTCTATGAATGATTACCTAAAGGATACTTATGGATGTGTATTGTATCAGGAACAGGTAATGCAAGCTTGTGTTGTCCTTGGTGGAATGACAATGGTTGAGGCTGATAAGGTTCGTAAGATTATTGGTAAGAAAAAGGACGCTAAAGAGTTTGACATCTTTAAAGATAAGTTTGTTAGTAATGCAGAAAAGCATATTGGCATTAGAGCAAAAGATCTTTGGCATGACTTTGAAGCACACGCAGGTTATTCTTTTAACAAGTCTCACGCTGTTGCATACTCAACACTTTCTTACTGGACTGCTTGGTTAAAGTATCACTACCCAATTGAATTTATGTTTTCTCTTTTAAAGAGCGAAAAAGATAGCGATGCTCGTACAGAGTATTTAATTGAATCAAAGCGTATGGGGATATCTTTAAAGCTTCCACACATTAACGAATCTGATTCAGACTTTAAGATTGAGGGCAAGGGTATTAGGTTTGGTCTTGCTGCTATAAAGTGGCTTTCTGAAGGAGTTGCAGGTAAAATTATTGCAGGTAGACCTTTTGAATCTAAAGAACAGTTTAAAAGCTTTGCAATTAAAAAGGGAAGTGGGATTAATTCAAGAGCAGTAGAAGCATTAGACTTAATTGGTGCTTTAACTTTTGAAGATAATCCTAGAGACGAACTAAAGGTAAGAGATAACCTTTATGAATATCTAAATCTTCCTGAATTAAATACAAGCGTTCCACAGCACTATTATGCATACATAGATCTTGTAGAAGACTTTGATGAGCAAGGTGTGTTTGTTCTGCTTGGTATTGCAAAAAATATTAAGCGTGGCAAAGGCTGGTCAAGAGTAGAAATTATGGACTCTACTGGAGTAATTGGAATCTTTGATGATGAAGAAACTAAGATTGAGCCAGGAAGAACTTATTTAATTCTTGCAGGTGCAAACAGAATCTCTGAAGCTATTCCAATTGATGAATTAAAAGAGCACAAAGAAAATCCTCTTATAAAGTTTTTAAACTATAAGCAGATTCCATTTGCAATTGATGAACACTTTGTGCTATCATTTACTCCTAGAGTTACTAAGGCTGGAAAAAGAATGGCTAACATGATTGTTGCTGATAGTTCAAGAGAAATGACTGCCGTAATGGTATTTCCAACAATGTTCTCTACTGGATATATGAAATGCCAGCCTGGAAAAGTAGCAAAGATTAATTTTGGCGAAACAAAAGAAGGAACTATTACATTGAAAGAAGTAAACTAATGATTGATATAGATAATTTAGCAAATGATTTGCACAAGACTGCAAAGGAAAAAGGTTTTTGGGATGATAATAATGGAATAATATTTTATCTTAAGCAGTTGATGATGGTAACAACTGAGGTAGCAGAAGTAGCAGAAGCTATGCGTAAGAGCCAAGGTGACCGTGCTGTTGTTAGAGAGCTGGCAGATATTATTATTAGAACATTAGATTTATATGCAGGTCTTGTAGAAGATGGATATACAAAAGAGTCTTTACAAGAAAACTTATTAGACAAAGCTAACTATAATTCAGAAAGACCAAATATGCACGGACTACTAGCATGAGTAAAATAGACCTTGATGATTTTTTGTCTCAGTTAGATCCAAAGTTGCGTAAGAAAATAACAAGTGGCAATACTATTGAAATAACCAAACAAAAAACACCAAGCATTAGTTTAAACAATGCTCTTAAGGGTGGCTTTGGTTATGGTCGTCAAGTCCTTATCTGGGGAAATAAGTCTGCAGGAAAATCTTCATTCTGTTTACAGATGATTGCTGATGCTCAAAAGGATGGAAAGATATGTGCTTGGATTGATGCAGAAGCATCTTTTGATCCAGAGTGGGCAAGAAAACTTGGAGTAGATGTAGATCAACTAATTTATTCAAACGCTAGGAGTATGAATGAAATGGTGGACGTTGGAGTTCAGCTAATGAAAGCTGGAGTAGATGTCTTAATTGTTGATTCCATTTCTGCACTTCTTCCTGCTATCTATTTTGAAAAAGATTCAGAAGAGCTAAAGCAGTTAGAAAATACTAAGCAGATTGGTGCAGAGGCAAGAGATATGACCAACGCAGTTAAAATGCTTAACTATGCTAATAACAATGATAAGCCAACGCTTCTTGTTTTAATTTCTCAACAAAGAAATAATATTGGTGCAATGTTTGCTTCTCATCAACCAACTGGTGGACACGCTGTTAAATTCTTTAGCAGCACAATTGTTAAACTGTGGTCAAGTGAGTCTGACAACCAAGCAATCAAAGGTAAGATAGTTTCAGGAGATAAGATAATTGAATCTAAAATTGGTCGTGTAGTTAACTGGCATGTTGATTTTAATAAAACTGGTCCAGCATTTGTTGCAGGTTCTTATGACTTCTATTTTGATGGAGAAGGATGTATGGGTGTGGATAAGATTGCAGACTTAGTTGATACTGCAGAACTTGTTGGAGCTATTCAAAAAGGTGGAGCATGGTATACCATTGGAGAAGAAAGACTTCAGGGTAGAGCAAAAGTTATTGAATGGTTAAAAGAAGATCCTCAAAGAGTTTTAGATTTAGAAGCAAAACTAGATGTATAAAAACTTTTCTGAATATAGAGGAAAATTTTCTTGTCACTCATGTAAGCAACTGGTTCTAATTGCAAGATTTTATAGTGCAGACATGAAGCTAACCTGGCTTTGCTCAAATAGACATATGTCTGAAGTAATACTTACAAGAGGTGCATAGTGAGTGAACGTGCAGAACTTAAAAGAGCTGGACTAAAGGCTCACAAGAATTCTGGTAGAGGTGCAGTTAAAGCTGATGGCAGTGACGATGAATTTGTTGTTGATGTAAAAGAATATAGTAAATCCTTTTCTATTACTCAAGACAACTGGGCAAAGATTGTTACTGATACTTTAAAAGTTGATAGGTCTAAGAATCCAGCACTAATGCTTGTTATTGGTGAAGGAAATAGAAAGGTTAGACTTGCTGTTATTGAATGGGAAGTTTTTGAAGAATTGAGGAAAAATGGAAACAACGACTGATTTGTTAAATAAAGTTAACGGGTTTAATGAAATATCTAATCACATGCAAGATGAAGAATTAACTCAAACTCTAGTGCTAGTTGCTAAGTTAATTTCTAAACCAGATGTTCCAGCAGCAGCTGGCGTTGAACTAATTGTAAAGCTACAAGCCTACTCTGCTAAGTTTGCAATGCTCGCTTCCTGGTATACTAATGTTAAGAAAGATGAAAGAGATAAGAAGAATATATACTATTCAGCTAAAGAAGCAACGGATAGACTAGTAGATGCATTAAAATATGCGGTTAGGATTAACAATGGCTAAAAGCCTTATTAACAAGTTGGTTGAAAAACCAAAAAAGAGTGAAGAGAATTTAATTGATAGTCAGGCAATTGTTGACAAGATTAAAGAAGGGTATGCCTTACAAAGAAAAGCATCCTTTAAGAAAAGAGATAGCTTTACCCCATCAACACTAACTTATGGTGCAGGTAAATGTCCTAGATTTTGGTACTTATGGTTTGAAGGAAATGAATCAGATGTAAAAACTGATTGGTATTCAGTTGCAAATATGGATAGTGGTACTGATCGTCATGGTCGTATTGAAAAAGCCATGGAGTCTGCTGGCATCTTAGTAACCAATGAAGAACGCTTGTCTTATGTAGATCCTCCAATTTCTGGTAGAACAGATGCAATTATTAAATGGAATGAAATGGATATTCTTACTGAAATTAAAACACTTAATGAAGATTCTTTTCACTATCTAAATGTTAAGGGTGAAGCAAGAAAGTATCACGTTGAACAACTTCTTATCTACATGAAAATTCTTAAGAAGAGCTTTGCATTCCTTGTTTATGAATCAAAAAATAGTCATGAGCTATCCTTGTTCCCAATTAAACTAACTGATCACTATAAGAATTTTATTAATTACTTTTTTGATTGGATGCGAGAAGTAAAGAAAGCATCTGACGATGGTCTTTTACCTGAAAACCCCTACCGTTCAAACTCAAAGGTTTGTAAAGGTTGTGATTTCGAAACAGTATGTCGCACCAAGCCAAAGGGTGATATTAAAATAGCACCAAGGAAAGATCTTGAGTAAATTTTGTAAACTTTGCGATAATCAATTTAAAAGCAATAATAAGAATCAAATATATTGCTCACCTGAGTGCAGGTCTACTGCTACAAAGGAAAAGATTATGAAGAGGTACAAAATCTCAAAAGTTAAATCTCGTGCTGCTAAGTCAAGAAAATGTGCTGGTGGATGTGGTATAGAAATTAGTATTTACAATGATATTGGATTTTGTAATAGCTGCATGATGAGTAAAAAAAAGCTTGATCAAACCTTAAAAGACATAAAAGGATTTTTTGATTATGAGCAAAGCTAGTTGGAAAGATATTGGAAAGCCAAAAAGATTTATCTCTATAGATGCTTCTTCTACTTCTGCTGCCTTTGCTATATTTCAAAATAATGAGTTAGTAAAGTTTGGAAAGATTAACTTTACTGGAAATGATCATTATAAAAAAGCTGGAGATGCTTGTAAAAAACTTACTCCATTATTCAAAGATTTTAATGTTGAGGTAGTTGTAATTGAAAATACTATTTTTGCAAACTCTCCAAAAACATCAATGCAGTTAGCTCTTGCACAGGGTGCGATTGTTAGTGCAGCGTATATTAATGGTGTAAAAGACGTATACCCTTGCGTACCAGTTGCCTGGCAAAACTGGATTGGTAACAAGGTTCTAACAAAAGATGAAAAGCTTGAACTAAGAAAAGAAACTCCTGGAAAGTCAGAATCATGGTATAAAGGCAAGGAAAGAGATTTTAGAAAGAATAGAACTATTAGACTTGTTAATATAGAGTTCATGACTGATGTATCTGATAATGATGTTGCTGATGCAATTGCAATTGGATGGTATGCAACAAATAACTGGAATAAGATAACTAAACTTGACTTATAAAGGATATAATGATATTATGAAAATGTATACTAACGAAAATTGGTTAAGAAAAAGATTCTTAATGGACAAAAAATCTCCAGAAGAAATTGCAAAAGAGTGTGGAGTTTCACTTGAAACTATTTATGTATATCTTGGCAAGTTTGGATTGAGAAAGAGCAGAAGGAAATAATGGCTGAATACCCATCAGAAGCATTCTTTATAAATAAGAATGAAGACAAGATTAAAAAGATCTTTGAACTTTCCAAGACTGCTCCAGCTGGATATAATATCCTTGCTGCTTGTCTAGAGATTACGGAAATGTTGCTAGAAAAAAATGTAGCATACGGCAACTCTGCATTAAATCCTATTCGTATCTTTAGTAATGCAGATGATATGGAACAGCTTAATGTTCGTATTGATGATAAGTTAAATAGAATTAAGAACAAGAAATTGTATGCAGGTGACAATGATGAAGATGATCTGATTGGATACTTGCTTTTAAAGAAGGCTAAAAAGCGTGGCTAAGAAAAAACTTGTATTTAATGATAGATTTGAAAGAAAGTATTCCATGGTGACTGAAAGTGGTCACGAAGTAAGCGATGGAGATCTTATAAAGATTGCTGGAGAGCATGGGGCTACCTTTAAGTTTAAATGTCTTGTAAAAAATCCTGCAAATGGTGTAGAATGGATAGACTGCTTTCAAATGTTTAAGGAGATATCTGGACCAACAAGGTCTTTTTATCCAGACAGGGTTAAAGCAGTAAAGAAGAGAGGTAAGCGTGTCAAGCGAAGCAGCACTAGTTGATCATTTAGACCTTGTAAACAAGGTTGCATCAGAGTATCTAAAAGGCTTAGATGCTTCAGAGATTTCAAAAGCATTAAATATTCCAAGAGTAAAGGTTACAGAGCTACTTACTGACTGGAGAGTTATGGCAGCAAATAACCAAGCTATTCATGCTCGTGCAAAAGAAGCTCTTGCAGGTGCAGATCAGCACTTCTCATCACTTATTAAAAAAGCATATGAAGTTATTGACTCTGCAGACACTACTGCAAATCTAACTGCAAAGACAACATCTATTAAACTTATTGCTGATATTGAAAGCAAGAGACTTGAGATGTTGCAAAAAGCAGGGCTGCTTGATAATCAAGAGCTTGCAGACGAACTTTTAGAAACAGAAAGAAAGCAAGAAATACTTATAGGAATTCTTAAAGAAGTTACTTCATCCTGCGAATCTTGTAGACCAAAAGTTTTAACAAAACTTTCTCAAGTTAATGAGGGTGGGGTAGTTATAATTGACAATTGATATTAGTGATTTTATGGAGGCTCTTGATGAGTCACCATTTTCCGAAACCCCCGTTGATGTTGTAACATTTGTCACAGGTGAAAAATATTTAAATCAACCAGATTTGTCAGAGTACCAATACACTCTTGTTGAATGCATGAGTCAAATTTATCAAGAAAAAGATATTATTAGATATATGGGTGAAGAGGCTGGCAAGGAGCATTACAAAAAATATACTAAGAGTGAAATCATTATGCAACTTGGAAAGGGTAGCGGAAAAGACTACACTTCTACCGTAGGATGTTCTTATTTAGTTTACAAACTGTTATGCCTAAAAGATCCTTCAAGGTACTTTGGTAAGCCGTCCAATGATGCTATTGATATTATGAATGTTGCTATCAATGCTCAACAGGCTAAAAATGTTTTCTTCAAAGGATTCAGAAGCAAGATAGAAGGATCTCCTTGGTTTGCAGGAAAGTTTTCTCCACCAAAGATTGATAGCATTGAATTTGACAAGTCTATAACTGTGTACTCTGGTCACTCTGAAAGAGAATCTGCTGAAGGTCTAAACCTAATGCTTGCAATTCTTGATGAGATATCTGGATTTGCAATGGAATCTGCAAGTGGGAATGATCATGCTAAAACTGCTGATAATATTTATAAAGCATTTCGTGGATCCGTTGACTCACGTTTTCCAGACTTTGGCAAGGTTGTTCTTCTATCATTCCCTCGTTTTAAAGGTGACTTTATTTCAACAAGGTATGAAGACGTTATTGCAGAAAAAGAAACTATTGTAAGAAGCCATGAGTTTATTCTCAACCCAGCATTATCAGAAGATGATCCACAAAATAAATTTACCGTAGAGTGGGATGAAGATCATATTAATTCCTACAAGCTTCCTGGAGTCTTTGCATTAAAAAGACCAACGTGGGAGATTAACCCTACAAGAAAAATTGAAGACTTTAAACTTGCTTTCTTTACAGATATGGCTGATGCTCTTATGCGTTTTGCATGTATGCCAACAACATCTTCAGATGCATTTTTCAAAAATAGAGAAAAGCTAGGTATGGCATTTAAAAAGAATAATCCTATTGATGTTGCCAAGAGAATAGAAGAATCTTTTCAACCAGATCCTGAGGTAACCTACTATGTCCATGCTGACTTGGCACAAAAGCATGATAAGTGTGCTGTATCTATTGCCCATATTGATAAGTGGGTAAGCCTACAATCATTTAATGGATATGAGCAAATCGTTCCCTTTGTTGTAGTTGATGCAATTGTTTATTGGGAGCCTAAAAAAGAAGGTCCAGTAGATTTATCAGAAGTAAAAAATTGGATTATTAATCTAAGAAGGCTTGGGTTTAATCTTGGATTAGTAACTTTTGACCGATGGAACTCTTTTGATATTCAAAGAGATCTAACTAGTGTGGGAATAAAGACAGAAACTTTATCAGTAGCAAAAAAACATTATGAAGACCTTTCTATGCTTGTTTACGAAGAAAGAATAGTTTTGCCTCTAATAGATTTATTACTTGAAGAAATGCAGGAGCTTAGAATTATGAATAACAATAGGGTTGATCACCCAAGAAAGAAATCTAAAGACCTTGCAGATGCTATGTGTGGATCTGTTTACAATGCAATAAGTCATACAAGAAGAGAGAAAATTCAGGAAGTAGAAATTCATACATATAAGTCTCGTCCAAAAGTTGACAAAGACGATGAAAAGATGGTAAAATCTAAACCTGAGATGACAGAAGATATTAAAGAATATCTTATAAATTTCAATTTAATTTAATAGAAACGGAAAAAATAATGAGCAAGAGAGTCCTTTTAACAGGTGCTAGTGGTTTTGTTGGAAGCCATGTATTAAGACATCTATTAGTAAATACAGACTGGTTTATAGTTTGTCCAACAACCTTTACACACAAAGGATTAACAGATAGAATAAACGTTGCTTGTGATGATTTTCCAGATGCTTATAAACGTATTAAGGTAATTAAGACAGACTTAACAGCCCCAATTTCTCCAGTTACTTCTTACGCATTTGGTGACATTGACTATGTAATTAACGTAGCAAGTGAAAGTCATGTTGATAGAAGCATTGAAGAACCAACTCCATTTATTCTAAACAACGTTTCTTTAATTTGCAACATTCTTGATTGGGCAAGAGTTGCAAAGCCAGAAAAGTTCTTGCATATTTCAACTGATGAGGTTTATGGTCCAGCTCCAAAAGGACATGCTCATAAAGAGTGGGTAGACCAGTACTTCCCAAGCAACCCATACTCTGCTTCTAAAGCAGCACAGGAAAGCATTGCGTTCTCATATTGGAGAACTTATGGAGTTCCAATTGCAATTACAAATACTATGAATATTATTGGTGAGACTCAGGACACTGAAAAGTTTATGCCAATGGTAATTAAAAAAGTTCTTAATGGTGATACCATGAAGATCCATGCATCTGCAGAAGGAGAAATTGGGAGCCGATTTTATCTACATGCAAGAAATCAAGCAGATGGTCTTCTCCACGTTTTAAAGCAAAATTTTCCAGCATACGGGGAATCAGATGTTCCTGCAAAGTTTCACATTGTAGGTGAAAGAGAAGTTGATAATTTAGAAATGGCTCAGATGATTGCTTCTGCAGTTGGAAAGCCACTGCGTTATGAGTTAGAAGACTTTCACTCTTCACGTCCAGGTCATGACTTAAGGTACGCTCTTGATGGAACTAAAATTTCTGAAACTGGTTGGGTATCACCAATGCCATTAGAAGAATCTATTAGAAAGACAGTTGAGTGGACTCTTAAGCATCCAGAGTGGCTTAGCTTGTGAAAGAGTATTTAGCAAATAATGATATTTGTTTTGATGATATTTTAATGGTTCCACAGTACTCAGAAGTTATAAGCAGGTCTTGTGTAGATTTAAAGATGTCTATTGGTGGTTATACTTGGCTAGATTTTCCAATAATTGCTTCCCCTATGGATACAGTTTGTGAAAAAGATATGGCAATTGCAATTGCTGAATCTGGTGGAATTGGAATTATTCATAGATTCATCTCAGTAAAAAATCAGATAAGAATGGTTAAACAGGTTCACAACTATAAAAATCTTGGACTTCCTGTTGGTGCAGCTTTGTCAACTAACTTTATTGAAGAGCATGTTAATAAGTTAATTAAAGCAGGGGCAACTATGCTTTTAATTGATACTGCAAATGGTCACAGCAAAATGGCTATTGATGCAGTTGCTAGGCTTAAAAACCTTGTAGGAGACTCTGTTCATATTATGGCTGGAAATGTTTCTACGATAGAGGGGTTTGTAGCCTTAGATGCTGCAGGGGCAGATTCTATCAGAGTAGGCATTGGTGGGGGTAGCATGTGTACCACAAGAATAGTATCTGGACATGGTATTCCAACGCTATCTTCAATTATAAACATCCGAGAAGCAAAAGATAAGTTTAACTTAAGTGCTGGAATTATAGCAGACGGTGGAATTAGAAGCACTGGAGATATGGTAAAAGCTTTTGCTGCAGGAGCAGATGCTGTAATGCTAGGATCAATGTTAGCAGGTACTGATGAATCTCCTGGAGATCTATATTTTCAGGGAGATAAGAAGTTTAAATCTTTTAGAGGAATGGCTAGTAAAGAAGCTAATAAGGATAAAGATATTGCAGTTGCAGAAGGAATATCTACAAAGATTCCTTACAAAGGATCTGTAAAGAATGTAATTAAAGACATTAAAGGTGGGCTTGGAAGTGGATGCTCTTATTCTGGAGTTGATTTTCTTCATGACATATACAAGGATTCTATGTATATAAGAGTTTCCCCACTATCTGTAAAGGAATCGTTGCCCCATGGAAGATAATGAAGAAATAAGTAATCAAGAATTATCAGAAATGATTGAATACCTTATTGAAATAGGTGCTATGGAAATTATGGGATATGATTCTGTATCAGATCAGTTTACATATAAGGTTACTTCAAAATGTAAAGAGCTATATCCAGAATTATATTATGCACACTATGAAGCTGTTGGTGAAATGGCATCAAGTCTTTGGATGCAAGATGTAATAGATATAGTATTTACTGAAGGACAGACAATTGTTGGAGTTACTCCAGAACAAGTAGAGTTTATAAAAGAAACTATCAATACTTTTACTGATGATGAAAGATTTTTTCTTGAAGTATTGCTAAATCATTACGAGCAAAAATAGGCTATAATAATAGTTATGGATCTTATTAAATCAGCAGAATGGGAAGGCGAACCCCTTTACAACATGCTATCAGAAGATGAAAAAGCCTTTGCAGATTCATTATTAAAATTAGCAGAAGAGCTTGGACCACTAGATCAATCAGAGGGTATATGGATTGGTTATGAAGATGGTTCTACAAATCAAAATGTTTCGATTGGCGTTAAGTGCGGAAACTGTGCACTTCATAAATCTGCAATTGCTTGTGCAATTATTTCACAACAGATTGAAGAAGAAGGTATTTGTAGACTTGCAGTAATTCCAGACGGATATGTAAATTCTGATATGAAAAATTCTGGAGAAGAGTTTGAAGAAATGAATCCTGAAATGTATAAGTCTGATAATGAAGATGAAGATAAGTGGGACAAC